TACTTCTTCTGCTCACCTTCCTGCAAATCTTGGATCTTATTCTGTACATGTCTAACGTCTGGATCGTGTACCAGTTGACTCGCAACAACCTTGGGATGTTTATACCCCGCTCGAAATGCACACTCTGAATTAGTCAGATCCTGATACACAAACAACTGAACAAACTTCTGCTGCTTACTAGTCAGCGGCTGAACCTTCTGCTTAACCACATACTTATCAACGTCAGCAATGATATCGTCCTCTCGATCGATATCGACTCGAGCTTGTGCGACTGGCTGACTATGAGTATTCATGCTCACGATTCTAATATAATTAGTTTTTCTCATTCAACAATATTTTTTCTCGATGGAATCCTGGTCGAGTTTTAGAATGCCTACTCAATCCAAACAACTGTGCCTTTTGCACCTTACTCGAAGGACCATCCTTCAACGCATTAAAACTAAACCCACTACCCGATACCCCGATCGGTACTTGTGTGATCTCACCACCCTCACTCACAAACGCATCCACCATCTCTCTCAACCGCTGACTCAACTCTGCCTTTGTTTCATCCATTGTCACATTCATTTTATTTTCCTTAATTTTTTTTCATTTTCTTCCAACCCAAATCTCCCTATCTAAAGAAGTAAAAGTAGAGGGTATATTTATATAGCTATATACCTCTCTTTAGAGAGTGACCCTACTGACCCTATGACCCACCCTTATAAATCAATGACTTAGCATACCGTAGGGTCAAGGGTCACGGTGGGTCAGTCTGACCCTACCTGACCCTACCCTAAACCGCGCCACGCTAGGGCTTTCAGCTAGGGAGGGTCAATCGACCCCGTTTTTTTGACCCACCCCTTTGACCCTACCCAAACCAGCCGATACCGATCTAGAATTTACTTTAACTTTACCTCCTAAGTGTTTTAACACCGCTGTCACATTTCTTCTGTAATGTGTGGTGATCGAGGGGATTGCCGGTATGAAAAAGCCTATTGACCAAGGCTTTGCGGACCCGATCTTCATCCCCCCTTTCTCTTTAAACCTCGATAAATCGAGGTAGGAATCGTGCGAGGTCACCACCCCCCACACGTTTTCTTCCGCAGTCGTTTTAGCCGTCATCACCATCTCACTCACTCCAGATCCATACGGTTGATGTACTGCCGCTTGGGTTGTTGCCAACCCTTCTCCTTAGCCAGGTCATTTATCTTTGACTCTGTTGAAGTCAAACCACCAGGCATGTGGAACTTGTTCCGATCTTTATTGTCCTGAACAAAGACATACCCGCCCGTCAACAGGTTGTACCGCTTAACGATTCCTCTCGAGAGCCTCGAGGGATACCTTCTTGGCTCACGTTTTTGTTTACTAAAGTCTTCCATGATCATCTATGTACCTCTATGTACGTCCAACCCCCAGTGTGTAGCGTAGCCCTAGTATTTTAAATTATTGTCGTTATAATCCGCTGTGTTCGGATACTCCGATTTTCGGACACCCAAAAAAATTCCTTTTGCTTTGGGATTTCTCGGGTCAGACAATTTAGACTCCTGTTTGGCCCGAGATTTTTAGCCCTCACTCTATTCAATCTTGTCCTCAATCCTAGCAAGGATGTTCGCTATTCCCTCAATAGACATAAGAGAATTAGAAAAACCCGCTATATCATGTAAGGATTTACGAATCATCTGAAGTTCATAGTTTCGCTTTGACTCCACACAAGCAGTCATCGCTACGCTTACATCAATCTTAGCTTCAGCCGCTAATCCTTTAGCCTCGGTTGCCAGTTGGCTTGGGCCATAAGTAACCCATTTGTCCTGCACCTCATCCGCATACTCTTGATAGTTAGCTGCTGTCAGGTGATCATCAATCTCTTTTCCAAAAATACTCTCGCTCATCATTAAACCTCCCACGGTTTTTTATTAGGATTGTTTTCTAGGTAATGCCAGACCGCCTTGCCTGGATCCGCATGTGTCTTGACCACATCACCCATATATTTCTGAACATGACTCACCGCCCTCTGAGAAGCTTTGTTCCCGTTAGGCATACGAGCCTTCTTCAGTGTCTCTCGAGCCAACATCTCCAGCTCGTTACGTTTGTAGAATGTGGTGAGACTCATAGCTCCAGCCACAATCTGCGCGATCTTAACCTCATCTTCTTCAGTCTGCTTCGCCTGTTTAGGTATGTTGTGTGAGGTAAACTCATTCATCTTCCACATACCCTCGTTAAAATCAAAGCGAGCTGTATGTTCATCAGGCTCTTTCGCATTACGAGCCTCGTAAAAGAACGATATGTCAGGCCGCTCTCCCCCTAGCTTAACGCCAGAGTCGAACCATCCCGCGAATGCTGACCCACCTCGAGCAGACATAAAGGTTTTATCATCTGCCCTTTCCTTACCAGTATGATGCGCGATCATAATACTGACCTTGTTCAATTCGATGAGCAGGTCCACACGATCGAGCAGCTTATGAATCTCAGAGTTGTTGTTCTCCTCACCATCGAAGAAGTTGATGACTGGATCTATCATGACGATGTCTGGGTTATGAAATGCGATCTCATCTGATATGGCCTGGATGTCTCCATCCCTCATGAGGTTCTTTCTCAATCGACCAGTGACAATCAGGTTGTCGTACCCCATGGGTATCAGGTGATCACTGGCAGCAAAGCGCCGGTAGTACAGTTCAATCCTCTGCTTTAGAAACTCTGCGATGATCTCTGCCTGTAGCCACATCACCTTCAATGGTCTGCTAAACGGCACATCCATGAAGTCTGTACCCGTAGTCGCACCCGCTGCAAAGCCACCTAGCCAGTTCGACTTACCAACTTTAGGCTTGCCCAACAACAAAACCCTGCTGTTCTCGAAGATAAACTTATCTCCCCAGAACAATTCGATCTCACTGTCATCGAGGTCAGTCCACTGGGCTGAAGAGAAAGGTGTCAGCCCCAACGGCCCTTCAATCTTCTCTTCCTCGACCTGTATGGGATCTTCCTGAGACTGTATATCTTTCAGATCCTGAGTGAGCCCAGACTCCCAGGTAGAGGTCTCCCACTTCATGATCCCTGATTCCACATCCTCTGGGTGTCTCTTGATGTGACCAGATGTGATGGACACAACGGTGCGCGTGACCTCCATCATGTCCATGGAGGGGTAACAGGTTTGGTTCCAGTCCTGGGCTTTGATGAGTACTTCCCTCATACCCCACCCTTCCTTCACCCACTTACCTACGAGCCTAGCCAAGGTATCGTTACGCGAACCAGGATCAACGGGATCCTCTGTAAGCTTCTCCCTGACCAAGTTCTCCACCGTCGAATCTGTGTTGAATTCATGTATCGCTTTGAGATCGTTCTCTCCCAAAACAGGGAGATCCTCCATGCCATCCATGTGATACGCAGCATCCATGTCCCATCGATAACCATGACTAGGTACAATCATTGCGTACCCACCATTGCCCCTGACATCTAACTTATTCTTACCAGCACTGTTCCTAACTACTGTATTGCCTACAGCGTACAGATAGTGAGCCCCTCCTCGAGGCGTAGTTTGTTTGAGTGGTGTCCGACTAATCGCACCGCTGCTCACCCACTCGACACTCTCATCACTGTCCGCATCGACCACCACAAAGTTAATACCTGTGATCGCTGCCCAGTTCGCTGCTGGATACTGTCTGTGCCACTGCTCAATCTCATCATGAGAGGGCTGTATTCTTTGGTAGTGTTCCCACTTAACTCGAGGAGTCTTAGCCCATCGAGATTGAATTTCTTGTTCAGAATCAAATGGATGGCGCGATCGAAAGTATTTCGGAGCAACCTCTGAAGGGGATCCACATGGAATTAAATGGAAGCCGTGCTCCCACAAATAAAATAGTAACTCTTCTTTCGCTTCAGGCGATACCTCGCTCTGATCCTCAATCGGCAGATTAAAACCCATAACATTATCCTTTTGCTGCTACACCCTTTCTTTTTTCTAGTGGCCGACTCTTGGTCTTCGACCTATCCGCTGGAATTGCAATGGTGCTATGGATCTCGTTGGCTGGCCCATAAATAGACTCCCAGTCCAACTGTCCATCAGACATATGCATAAACAGCTTCGCTAACTTTACAGATGGAGACCTATTGAGTAAACGATACTGGCTGATAGATCCTCGAGGCTTGCCTGTTCGCCTGGCTACCTCCTCATCACCCAGCTCCCAGATCCAATCTGCTAACGTCATCCTATTCATCCTTATACTGCCTCACGATAATCATCTATCGAGGTGACTTTGTTTTCATTGTGCGTCTTGTTGAGCTTTGGAGAGTACTTCTTAATGAGTTTCTTCTCCCAGTAATTCATCCTGTGCTTGAGGCAAGGCAACAACCTTACCGCATTGAAATGCTTATCCTTCTGGTGTGCGCTTAACCTCGAGTAAGGGCTCTTTGACTGACCGACATAGACGATCTCATCACCATCAAAGAGAATGTAGATACATGGTCTAAAGATCTTGCCTGTAGCCCACTTCTTTCTGTGCGGAGTTTGGTCTGGCTTGGGGTCGTAGGGTATAGCCTTG